CTTAGGACATGCCGTTTGAAACCATCTTGACATAGTTAATTCCAGTTATCTTCTTCTCTTAGTTCTCTGATCTTCTGACGACGCTCATGTGCCTTCTGGGATGTCTCCTGTTTTTGGTTGAATGAATCACGCTTACCTGCTCGTAGCTCAGTAGCGAACTGCCCGTTCTCAGGGACAGCGTTAGGATCTCGTTGATTATAGTCTTTTTTACTCATGTCTCAGCTCGTTGACGGGTAGCCTCAAGGTCTCTTAGGATATCAATACCCATACCACAACCTGTGTTTAAAGCTGATGCACACTCTACAGCTGCTTCAGCATTCCGCCCGCACCACATTGCCGCCAGAGCATAGGGAGAGCCACTACCGATAGCATAGAATTCATTTTCGATTAAGAAAGGTAGTGGACCTCGTTCGTAAATAAATATTTTCCTATCACGGATTACCATTATTGACTCGTAGTCTTCACCTTTTTGGAATTCAGGTATATCCTTGGAGTGCGCCCCTGCTTTAATCCATTCGACACATTCTAAGGCACGTGAGAGTGTCCCGCAGATACCGATCATATCGGCTTTGTGTTTAAATATTTTAGTAACAATACCTTTAGACCCACACATCTGAGCTAATTTATCAGCGGCTAGCACACCGTTCCTATATGCGATTACTGTCATTATTTACTTTCAGGTTTCAAGAATTTCACTGCCCCGATGTTCCCGTTGTACCATAGCCGTTCGTCACCGTCCTCATTGGTGACTCTGCTGAGTACTTCATTATCCCACTGCTCCTGACACTCTCTGTACGTAAGAATTCCTTTTCCCATACACCAATCGTAGATAACGAAGGTGAAGGCTTCTTTAGAATAGATGCTAATGTCATCCAATAGTTCACGACATGAGGAGGTATATCCTCGCCAATCAGACTCTTTGTAGGACTTAGTTCGACGGGTTTTTCCGGGAAGTAGTTTGGTGGAAACACTTACTAGTTGCTTTCTACCGATGTACTGTCGTCCTGTTGGTCCGAAGATTGCATAGATGAATCCATATGCTCCTGCTGGTCGTTCTGTAAGAGCAATCCAGTGTCCGTAGTCTTCCATGAAAGTCGATCCTTTAATTCTTCAAATGTTAATGGGCGTAAGTCAAATGACTCTTCCCGTAGGTAAATGTTATTGGCACACTTAATGAAATTATCTTTCCACTCGTTACCTTGACGAGATTTCCACTCATCAATGACAACACCCCAGGCATCTCGTAGTTGCACACCTGCCAAGATCTTTGATGCGGTGATGGGGCCTACCTTAGCAAGACCTTTGATGTTGTCTGTGGCATCACCTGTGAGGATCTGGTGCATGATCCACATGTAGCCTTCCTCACGACTCTTGTAGTAGATTGAACCAGTGTTAAAGTTATGGTGCCAGCCGGGAATACAGTTGAGGTCTTTATCGATGTGTGAGACTATATAAGTCTTACCCTCATCACGAGCCATCTTAGCGGTGATAGTAGCATAGTCATCTGCCTCACCGTTATCACTGTCCATAGCAAAGTCTTGAGCGTAGTCATACAGCATATCAATACGCTCTTTAACTTCGGGTGGTGTCTTATCTACACGGTGACCTTTGTACTCTTTATCTACAAGGTATCGGAAGTTATCCTTGCCTTTGATATAGACAATACCTGTTGTGGCACCAGTATCAGTCATAATTTTCTGGATAGCAGAATCCATATCTTTCTTACATAGAGCAGGTGACTTCTGCACATATGAAATAGCATGGATAATACTATCAGCATCAATGATAGCAATCTCTGCGTGTTCGTCCTGCTCTGTTTCAATATCGTCAAACATTAGTTACCTTTTATTTAGTTACATACACGGTTTTGGTAATTACTTTTGGGAATACTTCGTAGACTTCGGCATCACCATAATCGTAGTCGTGGTAGTAGCTACCAGACCGGGATCTAACAACACTGAAGTACTGAGGGTCTACAAACCAAACTTCTTCCATAAGTTCATTGTCTTTGTAGGTGTTTTCCCATTGACCTTTAAACACTTGGAGTTTAGACTCAAGGGTCACCTCCTGATCTTCATCGATGTATAGCTCTTGGAATTCTTTTGTTGTAATCATTTAATGTACCTCTGCATAGTTTTTACCTGTATGTGCTGCACCGTTCATACACTCGATACCGAACCATTTAGGTGCCTCGGTGAATGCTTCTACGGATAACTCAGCAACTTCTTCTGCGTCTTGATTCTTACATACAACAACGAACTCGTCATGGTAGTGTAGCGCGAAGTAGTATTGGATACCTCGTTTATCAAGCTCACGTTTTATGTAGACAATAGCTGCCTTACAAGTTACTCCTTCAGCTGTTTGTAATAGGTAGTTTAGTACTTGGTGTTTAGACTTAACAAACACAATACGACCATCGATACCCCTGATGAAAGCTTTATCAGCACCAAACGCAGCAGATGATCTTTCGAATTCATTCTCTAGCTTAGTGATTAGCTCCTTCATTCCAGGGATTGAGTTAGCAAACTTTTCTTTAGCTGCAGCACCTACTTTAGCATCTGTAATACCGGTGAGGATACTACCTAGCTTACCTGCACCACCACCGAATAAGAAGGCGTATAGGAAGGGCTTAGCCAGTTTACGGGAGATACCTAATGCATCAGCATTTCGTTGGTGTACGTCTCCATTGATAACTGTTTCAGTGAACTCATCGTTACCTAAGTAATGACAGAGACCTCGCATTTGGTTACCTGCGGAGTCAGCACCGACAATTGTAGTTCCGGGTTCTGATACCAGAAGTGACCGCATTTCTTTGCCATAAACGGAGTCCACGGAGGGTATATTAGCGACAACTTCATGGCGACATCTGAAAGTAGGTGTACCGATTGTCCACATCTTACCATGTAGTCGCTTATCGGGTGACTCATTAACACTTTCAATCCATCCTTTTAGAATACCTTGTCGTGATCTAATAGTGTAGTACTCACTAATAGTAATAGCAGATCCACCTAATATTTCTAATGAGGATTCTGTAATCTTAGGAGACTTCTTTACGAACTTACCTTTGATTTTCTCATAGTTCCATTCGTCAGGTTTCCAGCCGATACTATATAGGTAGTCTTTGACGACTTCGATTTGTCCGACCTTGCCTTGTTCAAAAGAGATCCTTGAGTACGGGCCTTCAATTGGTCTATCCTCTTGCCCACTCTCTTGAGTGTATCCGAAGTGCTTAACCGTAGCCACGGTGTAGCAACCATCTTTGCGCCATGCGGGTGATTTAAATTCGAGTCCATCTGTCTTAATACACCTCATCCCAATTAAGGGTTCTAATACTTGCTCGATACTGAGCATTTTGTTTTCGATTTCTGCCAGTAGTTTAACAGCACCATCCATATCAAACATCCAGCCCTTACGCCTAATGTCTGACTCGATAGCTGCAAACTCCATTTCAACGTTCATACCTGTAGCGAAGTTATCATGCTTATTCATGATCTTCATAGCTGCTTCTGTTAGGATCTTATAGACCTTGACATTCAGTTCTACGTCACGAATACAGTATGTTAACATCTCAGGCGTGTACTGAGAGAAGTCATTGAAGGGTAGCTTAGGGAAACCTAATAGGTCACCCCAACCTTCAAGGCCATGCTTGTGTGGTCGATCATACTGTGTTAGCAGTGATAGCACCCATGTGTCAATAACTTTTACTGTATTTGGGAGTTTAAATCCCAATATGTGATCAAGCACAGGAAGATCGTAACCAAGGATATTGTGACCATAGATAATGTTTGCAGTTGAGATGAAAGCTAATCCATCAGCCAGTGAAGGTAGTGTATCGTCGTAGTTAGAGAAGCTATGCACCTCTCCAGTATCTGAATCAACAGCCACCATGCACCAGATCCTGTCTACCTCTGGCATGAAGCCATTTGTTTCCAGATCCACGCATAAGCGTAATTTACTCATTAGATTTTTCCATATAGTTGTGCGTATGGTGATTCCAATACACGAGCTTCGACCTCCATAGGGTCAAAGTAGTATTGTTCTCGGTAGTCATTCTTATCCCAAGTCATTTTAGGAATTTTAAATCCTGTACGTCCTGTTAGGAATTGGCAGGCATGAATCATTTCATGGGCCAATACACAGAGGAACGTAGCGATAGTATATGGGTTAGGTTCCCAATCATTCATAAAGGGATCTCTTAATTGAATTAAGATCTTGTCTTCATTATCGCAGATGGTAGTTAGCCCTTCTGAATTAGACTCTTCATCGTATTCCACTAAGCAAATGTTTAATTTAATTTTACGATCGAAGACTTTAACATTAAATCTTTTGCAGTAATCCTCCAGGATTTTATAGAACATTGTTTTAATCTCTGCTTCACAGTTAGGTAAGCAGGATACAGTTAGCTTAATGTTCTTCGGTCGGATCATGTCGTGTAACCTTTACTTTCTTTGAGCCTAAGGCTTCACATTCAAGGGCGAGAGTGCCTACAGTCTCTTTGAGGTCATTGATTTCATCGTATGATTCGTCAAGCTTTGAGGAGATATACCATGTCCATGCACCTAAGCAGAGGATAGGGAATAGTAACGTTACTAAGTCATTGTTCATAGTAGTCCTGATTTAGCTAGCCACTCTGGAGTAGCCAACTGGTTTATGTCTGTCTGGTAATTTACTAGTACAGCTGCTGTGTTTAAGTAGTTAATACCATCTACATTTTTATACAGATCTTGGTAGACCACACGTCGGATTCCTGCACTGACAATTAGCTTAGCGCATTCAATGCAAGGGCTTAGCGTGGTATACATAGTAGCATTTTCTGTGCTCTGATTAGACCTAGCTACCTTAGCAATAGCCTGAGCCTCTGCATGTAGTACACCCTTTAATGTTTTACCACTGCTGTCTCGTGTTTCGTTACAGTGTCCTGATAAGGTACCATTATACGAGAATGAAATTATGTTTCCATCCTTAACAATTACAGCACCTACTTTATGCTTCTCATCGTAGCTTTGTTTGGCTACAACTGAAGCAAGCTCTAGGTATAGGTCATCCCAGTCAATTTGTGTTTTCATATTATTCGGGGAAGTATTGTTCCCAGTTAGAGTGAGTTTCTTTTTTATTGTAATATCCAGCAGCTATTTCATCATTGCCTAGCTCCCATGTATCTACTAATTGTTCGATAGAGAATAGTAGTTGACCGATCTCTTCCTCTAATTGA